GCTGTTCAGCTATACACTTCCCACTATCTGGGCGTGTTCGGGACTTTCACCCGTTAGAGCGCGCCCATGGCGCGCAAACTAAAAAGCCGGTTACAAAAACCGACTTTAAATTTTAAAATGGACACTCGTTGTTATTGTTTTCCAGCTCGTCCAGCTTGTCCAATACTAATTGGTTTACGAATCCGTTAATTGTAAGCCCTTGCGCCTGTATTCGGTCTTTTGTGCCCTTTGGCAAAGTAACGCTTATTCTGTCGTAGCTCTCTCTTATTCTGTCGTTCTGCTTCTGTATACGCTTTTTATAGTTTTCAATTATTTTCTTTTCATCCATTTTTTACACCTCATTATATAAATTAATAATATCAATAATCACTGGCAATAATACTATAAATAATATTGCTATACATAAATATATAATAATTAAATTATTATGTCAATAATAATTCATTACATAATATAAATAATAATAGTTATTCCTTATTATATGCATTAATCCATTTATTATTGATTTTATTATTGCATTAATGTAATTAAATTTTATTGCAATATTTTTTAATTTATGTATTGACATTACATAAATGCAGTGTTATTATAATGTCAAGCCGAAAGGCAAGGAACAAAATAACATTTTATTAAATATGGAGGTGCTTTTATATGGAAAGAATCAAAGAGTTAGAAAATGAATTAACAAAAGTTTGCGGCACTCACGAAAATGATTGTTCCAAGTGCCCAAAACAAAAAGAATGTGAAGAATATTGTAAATTGGCGCAGATTTACGAAATAGTAAACAGATAAGAAAGAGGGTCTAAATATGAAAACAAACGATACAATCAAAGTACATTTATACGATTTGCACAATAAGGAGATACAAACCAGAAACTATGGCAAGGTTTTTCGTGTGTACGAAAAAGCCGGAAAACTTGGAATCGATTGGAACACAGAAAAAAGCCCATACACCTGCAAGGGTGATGTGTTTGCACCATTTGAAACATTTGCGCCATCTGTAATATTTGAAAATATTGAAACCGGGGAACTTTTCCGCTTCTCAAATATTGAAAATGCAGTTGTTAGAATAGCATAGTCGAAACCGCCGCCCCGGCGGTCTGTAGGAATTGCCCCACTTGCACTGATGAGACAGGGCACGCAATGAAAGGATGGTTGATTATATGACAAAAGCGGAACTACTGAAAGAATTTGACAAACTGCAAAAAGAAAAAGAAATACGTATTGAGGGCATACACTGCAATAGTAATAAAAGCACAATAGAAAACGCTATTGAGTGCCTAAAATGCCCGGATGAGCTGCTAGAGAAATACTTAACGGTTGTAAGTCTCAAATATGAAAATATCGGGCGCACAATTGCAGAAAATGGAGACTTCAAGCGCCACCCCTTCAACCGGCTTTACGTATTTAATACAGCTAGACAGATTTTAGCAAATTAGCGAGGTGCAAATATATGAGATATTGCGGACGACAGAAAAACGGAAAAGCGTTGTTATTAACAGACAATGAAATTATAAACAATGCACTTGAACAGGAAAAAAGCGGAATAAAACCGCATTATGCTTTTTACGATTATAAGAAGCATGAAAAAATAACTCCGGCTGGCTGGCTTGTATGGTCTTTAAATGATGGCGGTTGTGGCGTAGTTTACCACCGTAAAGATGGGAAAATGATTATTACAACCGGGCTACAAGGTGATTTTTGTTATTGTTAGGGGGCGCAATATGAGAGATTTAATCGAACTTTTAAAGGCTTTCGGGCTTTTTGCATCATGCCTTGTTATTGGGTATGGTGGTTTATTTTTATTTTTTTATTAAATTGCAATTAGTAAGTTACATATTTCAACAAAAAGTCGCATAACTCAACTGATACTATCGACTTAATTTTTATTTAATTAGGAGAAATAAGAAAATGACAAGAATTGAGAAAATGATAAAAGACGGATATCCCAAAATTATAAAAGGTAATGGAGGATATAGAGCATATTTGAAAGATATGCAGCCTTTAGGTGGTGGCGATTATATGGCTATATATCGTTATCCCGGTGGGGAATGCTGCCACAGCCTAGAAGAGATACAAAAATGCTTTGAAATCATTGAACAATAAGGGATGATATTGGAATAATTCGCAAGCTAATAGCGGTACAAATTAACAAGGTGTATTCTAGCCGGTTCGATTCCGGCTATTAGCTTTATATATAAGGCTTTTCAGGTCTTATATTATCAATTTAATGTATTTAATTTATAGGTGCTTTTATACGGCTTTACGGCTGTATTATTGTTAGGGGGCACAATATGAGAGATTTTATCGAGCTTTTAAAGGCTTTAAGCCTTTTTATATCATGCCTTGTAATTGGGTATGGTGGTTTATTTTTATTTTTTTATTAGAGAGGTGGACAAAATGAAATACAATGAACCATTAACAAAAGAATATTATGCAGAGCAAAAACGACTTTGGGACGAAATGAACAGTAGAACTAAAATTAACAACGCGTCAGTATTAACGAGCGAGCAAAGATTTGGAGTTCAAAATCCAATATTGTCAAAAGAAGGATGTCAAATTTTAGCATTAGAAATAGTAAGAATTATGATTGATAAATTAGCAGAATAAGAGGATATACAACGCGAATTATTATAAACTCGCGAGCTAATAGCGATACAATCTAATTAGGTATTCCAGCCAGTGCAAGTCCGGCTATTAGCTTTATATATAAGGCTTTTCAGGTCTTATATTATCAATTTAATGTATTTAATTTATAGGTGCTTTTATACGGCTTTACGGCTGTATATATCGCACTCCGTCCGCGCGTCCGGTAAATAATCGCGTCAAGAGGTCTTATAAATGCCTTTATATTTATATCAGGCTCAAGAGGTGCAACACCTGAACAAATAATTGTGCGCCCTTTATAGGTGCTTTGCGTTACCACCTAATAAAAACAGATTAACGCACGACAGACCGCGAAAAGGTCAAAAAAGTAACTTATAAACCATGCACGAATAGAAAAGGGGGTTGATGGATGAACGATAACGAACTAACCACGCTTGACGCTGTAGAGTGTGAAATAAAAGCACGCTACAATGGCAAATATCAAAGCGCGCCGGAATATCAAGCAAGCGAACGTGCCACACGTAAAGCGATAACAGATATTTTTAGAACTGTCGCAGAGTCTGGCGCGTGTGACGATGTTACCGCGCTTATTAGTGGCAAGGAATACCGCCGGACGGCTTTTGATAACTACCTAAACCACAAAAACTATATAAGCCCAATAATTAAGGCTTGTTATAGATAGGGGGGGCGTATTATGTCTAATTATGAATATTTAGGAAAAAAGGAAATATATAAGCGCGTTCAGGCGCTAGGCTATGAAATGCCGAAAATAAGTGACTTTAATTATATCAAGTATGATTGTATAGAATGGATGGAGTCACACGAGTTAAAAATAACAGTTCAAAGGAGCGGTGAATGGTTGCGAGTCGTAGAAAAGCGCGCGCACGTTCACCCGGTCACATTATTTTGCGACTACGTGGCCGGAAAATATATCACATGTTACCACTAGGGATATTTTATATCCCTTTTTGTCGTGCCTAAAATCAAGCGTGCAGCCGTTGGAGCTGTCGCAAGTTATCCGGCTATGCATCCGAGTATATGTACATTGACAAATTAACAAAACCGGTTTATGATTTTATGATATACACATTTAAAGCCGTGTATTTGACTCTCTAAGGGTTTTTGAGCGTGCTAACGTGGATTTTATCAAGCGCGCTAAAATAAGCCACAAAACAAGCCGTTTACAATGTCTAAAAATATAATTATAGCATTGCAAGCCGTCAAGCCGTGGCAAGCTGTGCCGGGTACAATATCTAACAAGTCGGGCGCACCAACTCATGGAAAATGTTTGAATTTTCAGAAAACTTTATTCAATTAAAGTGTGGTGCGAGTTCTTTGCAAGTTCTCGGCAAGTTTTTGTAAAATTTTGCGAACGAATTTTTGAAATTGAAAAATCCAAAGGTACGGGGGTACTTTTTTCATCCTAAAATTTTTAGGAATTTGAATTTTGAATTGCCAAAAAATAAACGCTCTTAGCGCTGTAGTCGTTCTCGCCTAGCTTCTCAATCAATTTCTGCCGTGTCATTTCCGGATTAGTCCGGTGTATGTATTCTAATAGTCTGTCTATTTTATCCATATTTTTGCTCCAATAAATTAAATATTTTGTCAGCTGTATATACAATATTCCGTCCGTACAAGCTCATAAAGTCTGCGATTATTTCCTCTGTCTCTATGTCAATGTCACAGCCGTATGAGAACGAGTACACATGCACTAGCTCGTGGCATAGTATCTTGTCGGCCATGTAATCAGACACATTATCAGCTATCGTAATAGTCTTAGTTGTATTATCGGTTACTCCTAAACTTATAGTGCCGTCAGACCGCTTTAATTCGCTTGATGTGGGCTTTTTAAATTGTATGTGCCACAATATATCATTAACTCTTATATCCATGCTTATACCCTCTAAAAATGGCTATGAGCATTACTACCCATAGCCTTAATAATTACAGTTTTGACGCAAGATTGCTCATTTTGGTGCGTAAAAGGTTGCGTTCATCGGGTGTCATGTCATTTAAAAGCTCTGATATATCTCCGCTTAATTCACGGATATACATGTCAAGAGCTTTCATTTTATGCTCTTTGTCCTCTGTAGAAGCTCCTTTGTGCATTTCCTTTGTCTCGGTATAATGTCTCTTTGCTCTGTCATAATTGCTTTCACTCACATGTGGTGCAATCGGTTCAGAGTAGTACATCTTACCTTGGCTCTTATCCATGTCACGCATATACTCCATGTCGTTGTAGTTTACCGGCATATGATAATATGGTGGCTCTTCATATCCTCTACGTGTTCCACGGCCTTTAGGGGCAAATCTGCCATTTGCATAGCGATATTGGTCGTAATATCTTCTACCACTTTCTTCGCCATATTCTGCCTTAAGGCTTCTTAGGAGTTCTTTGTCGTACTCTTCTTCCTCTTCATCAGCCTTTTTCATAGCCTTGGAAATTATTGAATGATACTCAGCTTCTGCAAGGTCTTTTATCATATCTACGACCTGTCCCATCTCGGAAGTGTCAACATTCTCAACGCCCTTTTCAAGCTCGTTGACAGCTTTCTCTGTAAGACACTCCTGCATTTTGTGTATTCTTTCAACGTGCATACTCTCGCCCCCTAACCAATTCGATTTACTGTGATGTTAGCATTTGCAACACTGATAGCCTGTGCAGATGTATTCTTGACAGAAATTGCCTGACAGCATCCGCAAGGAAGCCATACATCTGTTGCCATAGACACATTGTTAAATGCTTCAACTGCTGTTGGTGTAGAGATTGCCAGTGTAGATAAGTCCGGCTCGCCCTCGACAGCAATAGCTAATGAAATTGCTCCTGCGGTTCCGCCTGTAGGAACTGCAATATTTCCGTTAAATTCTACTCTGTACTTTGCTTTGCAAGTGTTGGTAGCGCCTTTAAGGTTAATTAATCCGCTTCCTGTTCTGTGTGAAATATATCCTTTATTGCATACAGACGTTGGCGCATCTGTAAATAATACATTTCCGTTTACTGCAACTGTCTGTGTTGCAACATTTGAAAATTCAGCCATTTTTATTACCTCTCTTTCACAAAATAAAACCACCAACCGATATTAGTTGATGGTTTCTAAATTTGATTATGCACAATAGCTCATAGCATATTTCTTAACAATATTCTCAAAAATAGCTTTAAGCTGTGGTTTTTCAAAGATAATAGCAATTTTTGTTGTCTCATTCTTAATTGCTGTTTTCGTATTACCCGCTTTTTCCATACGCTTTTTCTTATTGTCCTGTAGCCTCTTTAAGCTACAATGTGCAGTGGTTTCCAATTCTCCGTAGAGTTGATTGTAAAGTATCTGATAGTCAATTTTGCTCTTGATTGAAATTTCACGCACCCTTGCATTGATTTCAGCTTTCCAATCTCCAATAGGCTGTGTAAATATCTCTTTCATATTATCAACAGTCTGCTCAACTTTATTTATCTGCTCCGCCTGTCGTTTCTGTTCAAGTTGTTGCTGCGCTACTGATTGAAAGATTGTGTTGAACATTTTAAGTTCGGGTGACAATTGGGATATATCAATAGCTTTTTGCTTTACTCTTTCCTCTACAGTTGTAAAATACTCCCTTGCCTGTTCCGCTTTCTCTGAATTACCTCTAACAGATAACTTCTTGGCAAAGTGAGCGGTGAGCTTGTAATCTACCGCTTTGTTACCCTCGACATCAATGTCGAACCCCCAATAATCCTCATTTTCTGTAGCAAACTCATTATCTGTAATATTAGTTTTTGCCCACCTTGAAAACTGTCCTTGTGCCAGCCCTAAAAAGTCATACAACTTTCTAGCTGTTGTCATGCCCTCGCTGTCAATGTTAAGTGCAACTTCAATAGGTGTTCTCATATCTATTACATTGTTAATCGCATTCATTATGCCGCACCGCCTTTCTCTGCCATTAAGTGTTTCAGTAACAGCTTCTCCATATCGCCTGTCATTGTCTTTACTCCCTCCGTTGCGGTCGGATTTTCGCTTAATAACTTACCATATACAAAACAGTTCAGATAGTTTAGCGTGCTATAATCTCCTGTTTCCAATAGATTGTCTACCATATTGCAGATGTTGTCGTGTACTCCATTCAGAAAATACCAATTCTTATCTATAGGCTTCTGATACACCTTTTCAGCATACTTCCTTATTTCCTCTAGCTCAATGCTCGTTGGCATGCGGTCTAATATCTTGATAATGTCATCCTTGACTTTTAATGTGTCATACTCACATCTAAGGTCATCTAGCTCCCTTTTAAGCTCTGCCTTTGTCATTTCATCAATACTCTTGCGTTCTAATTCCATAATATCTTATCCTTTCAAAAAATACTTGATTTTCCGAAAGAAACTGATAGAATAGATTTATCAATCTCTTTCGGATTGGTGCTTTTAAAGTGTTGTGTTCGTTGGTAGCGGTGCAACACTTTATTTTTTTTGACTTCTTATCTTTTCAATGCCAATTCTGATTAGTTCTAGTATTGAATAACCACTTTCAGAAGAAAAGTCCATAATTTCTTTTTTCTCTTGTTTTGTTACTCTTACATAAATCCTATCATTCATTGGATTTTCAGATTTAGGTCTGCCTGTGCGTGGAGACATTTTAAACACCTCACTTTCTGTCCGCACATTTAATATATAATAGTACGCACAAAAAGTCAACCCCAAAATTCAAGTTTTTTAGAAAAATCAAATCTACAAATCATCAACTAATATTCGGTTTTCAATGTGCAAAAGGGCAAACATTATAGTCTGCCCTTTATCTTCCCGACATTTGTGTCGGTAACATCAAGTAATACTGCTTAGCAGACATAATCTCGACTAACTCTCGACTAAACTTGGACTAATCCTCGACTAAAAACGATTTTTAATCGGTTTAGATTGAGTTAAACTCAATTAAGATACTCAATTATTCATTTTGCGTAGCTGCTACTTTTAGCAGCCACAGCCGGCGTTGCATCCGCATCCATATGCATAAGCATTTGGGTTAGGTACTGTGTATGCCGGGATTGGTGCCGGATTTACAGCGTTGATAATCTGCTGTGTCTGTGCTGCCATTGTACTAGTCAGAAGTGCGTTCTGCCTATCCTGTGAAGCGGCTCTGCGTAAATCATTGTTCTCTGCTGTAAGTGTTGCTATCTTATCCTGGCATAAGTAGTCTAATATGCTTCTAAAGCCGGCATTCTGGCTGTCAATAATATCTCTTGTATTATTGTTCATTGTGTTCTGTAAAGCACAAGTGTTAGTAGCCATGTTGTAGTTTACACCCTGAATGGCTTCTCTCGTCTCGCAGCAGCAGTTAGCAAGCTGTGACTGTAAAGCATTGGTATTCTGCATATTAGCGACTGTATCAGCGTTTACTGCCTGTTGTATGCCGTAGCCTGTCTGCATGATATTTGTGTTAATACCATTAAAGCCTGTGAGCATACTGTTGTTCATGGCATAAAAGCCGTCACAAAGTCCGTTAGAAATGCCGTCTAACTTGCTGATAACCGCCTGATTGTCAAATCCTCTCTGAATTTCACTGCCGACACCGCCATTAGCGCCACCGAAACCACCGAAGCCGTTACCCCAGCCACCGAATATCGCAAATACTACGATAAGGAACCAAAGCCACGAGCCATCATTCCAGTTATTTCCGTTGTTTCCGTCCAAATTCGCCACGATAGGGACGCTTGGACAATTTCCTGTGTTGAACATCTGTTTTACCTCCAAAATTTATTTCATAAAGAGCCGTGCGCACGTTCTCTCATATGCTATATCCCAAAATTACCTCTAATCTGCTTCATTACATCATCAGGATTAATACCCTTTTCCTTGCATAGGTTTCTCGCCATTTGCTCAATTCCCTTGCTGTTTCCGCTTTGAGCCATGCTCATTGCGTTCTTAATCATCGGATTTCCCATTACACGATTATTGCTCATTATCTGTTGCATTATTCCCATTACATTCATGCTTTTTCACCCTCCTTTTGTGTTCGTGGAGTTTTTCTTTGTGCCCCTAAAGATAATTGCTCAATTTTCTCTGACAGTTCGTTGAGTTTTGCCATAATACCCTCTGTGGCTTTCTCTGATAGGTCAAATTCAAGTTTTTCCGTGTCGCCTGATAAAATGTCTGTCTTGCCATTTAGAGCCGGTTTAAAAGTCAATGTGCGTATTGTTCCGTCAGTATTCCAACTCTTAGCATATATTTCTGTTAAATCCTGTTTTGGGAAAAATGCTACACTGCCATCCATCGGCACCTCGTTGGGATTAATAGTCTCAACCGCCTGTACTACTCTGCCACTTATGCCTTGTGTTGGCTCAGGCTGTTGGTATCTCTGATAGCTCGCCATTGGGTTGTACTGATACGCTCCATAATTAGGTGTATAATTCATCATTGGTTGCTGATACGGCATGTTCATTTTCTCTTTCCTCCAAGACCTCTTCGATTGCTTTAATGACAAGGGATAATGTCATTAAGTCGATTTTTTGTAACTCACTTTTTGCAAATATTTGTTCTCTTACATCATCGTCAAACATAACATCATCTCCTTATGCCTAAATTGTGGCATAAAAAAAGAGAAGAACATTTCCAAGTTCTTCTCTAATTATTGCCATGCATAAGGTTTTTCCATGTACCATTTATGTACCAATAGTGTACCATTTTTTGTTTATTTATGTGAATATATAACGAATTATATAAAATTAAGATTTCATGTGAAACATCGTAAAATTGAGGTATGTTGCGGTTTATGAGGATATAATGAACTATGTTAAATACCCCTCGTAGCAACGATGCCGAGTTTCATGGTATATATATCTCCTTTAAATTGATTTCATATGTATTTGTGTATCGGATGTTTATTGATACAACTATGTAGTGTACCACATTGCAAGAGATTTGTACATAACCTAATGTGCAGGAAGGTTTTCACATTTTATTATTCACTTACCATCTCATCACACTTAATCTGCTCGATATGTATGGCAAGGTAGCCTGTCTCATTGTCCAAAAACTCATGATTTAAGTCCTTTCCAAGCTCATTACATATCTCACCTGCCAGTGCGAATGACTCCGGATAATTTTTCTCGATAAACTGATTGAGATCAACCTTTAATTTTTCTCCGGTCGCGGCTCTTGATACCATGTGGCGGATATGGTTCATGAGGCGGTTGTAGGCCATAGTAGTGACATCTATGTGCTTTCCAATCTTTTCCTCTATAAATGTGGCGCATTTTCGAACTGCTGCCGCCATCTCCATGGCATCCGATACCTTTGAATTGTTTAAGGATGTATGAATATGAAGAGTAATGTAGCCGATCTCATCATCAATTATATCAATTTGTTTTTTATCCTTTAGTATGTGGCGTATATTCTCAGCTATCTTGTACTCCCTATAAAACATCACACGGATGTCATCGTTTAAAGGATTGCTGATCTGTTCTTTGTTTTCCATACGCTTTACAGCAAATGCTATATGATCTGCCATAGGAAACAATATGCTTCTGTCTATATGACCAAACTCATGCTCTGCATTATCGAGCAGTGTGTTTGCAATCTCAAGATACTCCGGCTCTATGGATTTTACTATGTCCTTTGCCGGACCTCTGTCCCTTGTCTGGGTCAGCTCATACAGTGAATCCTCTTCCGTTGGCTCGACAGACTGTGTAATTTTCTTTCCAAAACCCACACCCTTTCCGACTATAAGATATTCTCTTGCGCTCTTGTCTTTTACCGCAAGCACTGTATTGTGATTTAAGACCTTTGTGATTCTGTACATATCATTCCCCTGACATTTATTAATGTACTCCTGATAATTTATACGAACTATTTATTATTAACATAACCGGACAATTCAATTATCATGAAGTAAGAATTACTTCTCGTAGGTGTCAACTGCGTAGAGAGGCTCCCCCGCCTTAATCGGTCCGTCTGTGATGAGACGGATTTTCTGATTATCTTTTAGCTCTGTGCAGATGACAGGAGTAGTAACTGATGGTGCGTTCGCCTTTAAGTAGTCAAGGTCAAGCTTCATGAGCACATCGCCCTTATTAACATGGCATCCTGCCTCAACCTGTACGTCAAAGCCTTTACCCTCGAGCTTTACTGTATCAATTCCTACATGGATTATCATACCAATTCCTGAGTCGGTTGTAAATCCCAAAGCATGCTTTGTATCAAAAACGAATAAAACAGTTCCATCCTCAGGTGCTACAACTACCCCCTCCTCAGGTGTGACTACTGCTCCGTCACCCATCATTTTGCCGGCGAAGGCCTCGTCCGGCGCTGTTGAGAGGTCTGCTGCTATTCCTGTCATAGGGCTTGAGATGATAACTGTGCTTGTCGGCTCTTTGGTGTCAGCAGCTTCCTGTGCTTTATCTGAAGCGGTGCTTGAATCTTCTGTTTTTGAATCAGTGGCCGAAGCTGCATTTTCGTTCTTCACTTCATCTGCGTCTGCTGTATTATTTTCTGCTGCATCGTCCTCGAAATGCTCCTCTGTCACACTCGCAAGATAATCCTCCAGATCTGATTTTATCACTGTTACTCTCGGTCCATAGATAATCTGTACGCCCTGTCCCTTGTGCACGACTCCTGATGCTCCTGTTGATTTAAGAAGCGCATCGTTTACCTTTTCTGGGTCAATTACTGTGATACGAAGCCTTGTTGCACAGCAGTCCACATCTGAGATATTGGCT